AAAAGAGGCTGCCATCTGTTGGACTTGGAATACAAAATTACCTGCTGCCGTTTCTCCTGCAAATGCTCCTTTAATTTTATTATCAATTAAATCTATATTTTTTTGAGTTTCAATTAAATCTTTATCAAATCCTGCTACTAGTCCAACTTTATCACCAACTAATCCATAATTGTACGCTAATGCACCTAACGCGGCTCCTAATGCGAATAATGCAGTTGTTAATCCTTTGCCACCGTTGGTTGCAGTTTTCATTACATCGGTCAATTCCCGTATACCTTGCACACCTGAACCACCTATTTGATCTAATGTCGTATTTACTCCTTCTAAAATCTTTTCGCTTCGTTTGGCAGCATTTGCAAAAGATTCCATTTCTGTTGTGGCCATTTGAAATGCTTTTGCTGTTGCTTTACCAGCTTTGGTGGATGTATCAATTGAATCTACTAATTTTTGGTAATTCTTATAAGAATCTATAATAGCTTTATTATATTCACTTTGAGTTTTTTCACCTTTGGATAACCCTACAACTGAATCTGCTATTGTTTTTTTGGTATCTTTATACGCTTCGGCGGCTTTTAGTATTGCCTTTTTATTACTATCGGTTAATTTTGTAGAATGTTCTATTAAATCTGCGGTGCTCCGTATAAATTCGTTTGTTTTTTTAAGATTTTTATTTATAATATTATACGCATCGGATTGTTTTCCCAATGAATTGGTAATACTACTTAAAGAATTCTCATATTCATCTAAATCCCTAAGAGCTTTTATAGAAATCGCATCTATTTTAGTTGGCTTAGTCTTTGCCATATCAGTTTAATATCATTAAGTACCAATAACTTTATCTATTCGATCAGTTGGAAGACCGTTCGCTTCCAATGCCCGTTTCATAGCGATAAGACTATCATCCATATCTTTATCCCATTTTGCCCACGCGTTGGCTAATTCTGGATCCTTTTTTCTTATGTTTGCAATAAATCTATCTTCTTTTTTTTCGGCTTTTGCTTTAAAAAAAAGAGAAAGTAATTTATCTAATACTCCTTCTGATATAATTCGTTTTGGCATGAGGTTGTTATTATATTACTATTATAAGTATTATCTTCTTTTAGTTTTAGAAGAATTATTTGATTTTACCTTTTCTATGGTTTCGTTCTCTTCCGTTTTCGCCTTCAATAGTTCTCTCCAATAAAACTCTCTTAATTTAGTTGGCATAAAATATACATCATTCCAATTAAACCCACCGTTTGAGTGGTATATCATTTGAAATATTTTTTGATGTAAAACTACTGTGTAATTACTCGGTAGGATAAAAAAAGTCTACCCCAAAAGGTATACGAAGAGCCTCCGTTTCTCCGGTGAATGGTGATTCATATTCAAATTTTAAATCTAAATCAGGAGTTAATGTTGAAATATGCTTACGTAATGCTTTAGAATCTCCAGCTAACAATCGGTTTGATACAAAATTACTTATATGTCCAAAATCTCTATTACCATCAACTTCAATTATAATTCTACGATATCGGGTTGTTATCTCATTACTTTGTTTTAAAGTCTTTTCACTTGCCTCAATATCTTTATTAATAGCAATTTCATCACCATGCGTTAATAACTTAAATTTGATTGTTGCTTTGGATTTAGGTAAAATATAATCGTATTCATTTTTTCTATTTAACTGTGATTCGTCAATCTCTTTTATTTGTATTTTAGAAAGGTCTACCGTTACTTCAACAGGTGTACCCTCACTTGGGTCACTCACTGTTACTTGATACTCTGGACCAAATGCTAACATCCTAGATGTAACCAATATTGCGTTCTTATCTCCAATTAACAAATCATTTATATTAACACCGGATTCTACTACAACTGATTCCAATAATTTATCCAAATGAATACCTTTTCTGATTAAGTTAGTCGAAGTTAGTATATCTTCTTCTTTGGCTGTCATCAATTTTATTGTAATTTCACCTTTTGAAAGTGGTGAGTTTTCTGGATAACACAACCCCTTTGATGGTAAACTAATAACTTCGGTTGGGAATGGGTAATTTTTTTGTGAATGAGTGGTATTTGTATTCAATCCTCTCGTAACTTGTTGTTCTATGTTTTCTTCCATAATATAATAACTAATAATTTATATATAAATATATACTTTTTAAAAAATAAAAAAAGGGATAACATTTCTGCATCCCTTCTATTGTAATCTATAATTTAACTATTAATATTCTAAAATTGCGAAATCATAAGTTAAAGTTAATGAAATTGATAACGGGTCGTTTGAAGCCCAATCCAATTCACCAAAATTTGCTTGTGAGATAAACGCTCCTTTTAATGTCCACTGTTCAACCTTATCACCCACCGGTCCTAATAAGTAAAATGTAATATCTTTCTTATAGAACGCAGCGTATCCATCTCGGCCTGTTAGGGATTCGTGTGATGTTCTAATCCACTCCATTACCTGTTGTGCTCCAGATGGAACGATTGGGTCATATAATGTAATTTCTACATCATCCCAATTGGATTTACCTTTAATCTTCCTTCTTACGTTGATGTGGTCTAACTCAACGATTTCAGATGTGAAAGTCGGTCTGTTAGCAGTTTTTACCAAATATGATTCTATACCATCAATTTCCATTATGAACCTGTTTCCTAATTTTGGTTCAAAATTGGTATAGAACATTTTATCAAACTCTAATACTTCTGCCATTTTATTTTTTTATTTAATTGTTTCTTACTATAAGTATATTATTTTATTTTTTATGATCCAAAACTTGCACCAGTCGGTAAGATATTAAAATCAATTTGAATAAATTCTGCCGTTTTAGTTGGTTGTAAGAAAATAGCTCCTCTTAGGATATTTCTATCTATTACATCAGGAGTGTTATTACTCTCATCCATTACTACTCTAAATGCGTACAAACCTTGTCTTTGTTGGATTGATTCCAAATAAGGATTTACGATATTTAAGAACCTATTTCTAGTTGTAGATGTATTTTGTTCAAATACTAAATATCTAGAAGTAGATGCGATATACTTTCTAACAGTTAATAATAATCTTCTTACGTTGATTCTATCTAATGCAGATGGCTTATCTTGTAAGGTTTTCTGTCCAAATACTACAATTCCTTGTCCAGGGAACTGAACGATTGGGTTTACCTTTCCTTCATATAATGTATCCTTTTCAGATTGAGTTAATCTATTCAATACACTAACTGCTCCTACTAATCCACCTCTATTTAATCCAGCTGGCGCGAACCATTCTGCTGCTACTCTATCGTTTGCCGCAAATACTCCAGGTAGTAATACTGATGGTGGTACTGAAATTAATTTGTTTGTGTTAACATCGATTGTCTTAACCCAAGGATAGTAAGTTGCTACCATATTTGAATCAACTTCCCCTGCTTGCGTTACAACTTGCGATACAGAATCATTTTGTGATGTTGTATCCATAATATAGAAACAATCATCTCTTTGTTCAACCATATCTAAAACTGAAGTTACTACCGAAGAGTGCAATCTTCTTACAACACCTGGCGTTACAACCATATTGATATCAAATTCATCAGCGTTAGATAATGCTGCGATATGTTTAGTGTATGCTACTGAACCTGATGATAATGAGTTTGTTAAATTAAAACCTTGTGAGTTTCCTTCGATTATATCAGAACCTTTATAAATTGAAGTTGTTGGATTTATACCATCAAAACCTTCTTGGAATGCTACTACGAATTGTGCAGTTGTATTACCTACTGATAATGTACCACCATTTGCTGCATCTAAACCAAATACTGAATTAGAACCTACACCTGCTCCTGTTGGAATTGGTTTGATATAAATTGAGTTATCTGTGTTACCATCTAAATCAATACCACCATATACAGTTGATGAAGAAGTTACAAATGTTACTGCAGGAATTAAAGCTCCTACACCAGCTGATGCCGAAATAGGTAAATAATATGCTGCGTGTCCAAATGGAACTGCTTGAACTGGCGCTGATTCATTTAAGTTTTTAATTCTAACATATTTTGAATTATTAACCCAATCACCTGTTTCAGTTATTTTACCGTCTGATGCAATTGTTCTTTTTCTATCACCAATTACTCTACTGATATAGTTTGGAGAATTGGGGTCTAAGTTTATATTTGAATATGTTTCTAATACTACTTTTTTCTTATTTGTATCAGAATATGTTCTTACAACTAATGTGAATGTACCATAATCAGTACCATTTACTGAACCAGCTGCTTTTATATTTGTAATTCCGATTTTTACTTTTGTATTTGCTACGTTTCCAGCACTGATTGTTTCTAATTGGAATAAATTATATCTGTCACCGGAAATAGTTTGAGATTTGATATATGGAGTTACCGCTTCTTGTGCATCAAATGTAAATAATTGGTCATCTAATATTGTTAAAGAAGATGATGTATTTGTACCAATTGTTACACTATGGTTTTTGAAAAATCCATATACATATGCACCTTTAGCTCCTACCGGAGATGTACCAAATGTTGCTTCAATATCGTTTGTATCTTGTGAATCAACTGATGATGTTCCTGCAAAATTTGTTGAACCACTTACACTAATAATAAAGTCACCATTTCCTAAACTACCCGTAAATGTTGTACTGGTTAATCCTGTTACTAATGTATTTTTATCAGTAGGGAATAAAATACCAACTGATGCTGATACTGAACCCGTAGTTACTGTTACTAATAAAGGATTTTGTGCAGTATATCCACCAATACCACCTACTCTACAAATAGTTGCAGTTCCCGCTTCTCTTAAATAATTTTGTACTGCCAAAGGAGTATAATATGTGTCATCCACAATACCAAAAAGAGTTTCAAATTCAGATTGTGAATTAACGATTGTAGGAGTTAAAGGGCCTTCTTTAAAAGGACCTATAAACGCTGCACCTATTTCAGCTACCCCTTGTTGTAAGAATGAAAGGTCATTTTCTTTTGTAAAAACACCAGGTGATACGATTTTTTCTGCCATTGTATTATTATTGTTTAATTTTTATTATCTCCATATAAATATAAACTTTTATTCCAAAACAACATTTTTATTACTTATATGTTGGTGAGAAATAATCATATACTTGTCCTACTGATGCTGCTGATTGTAATGTGTTGTAGAATAATACTGCCCCAATCTGTCCATTCCAAAACGTTGTTCTTGCACTATTACTACCTATTGTTACATAGTTAGTAGATGATGGTGCAGTGAATGCATTTGCGGTAAATGTTCCTACTGATGTTTTATCTACATAAACCGTTACAGTTCCAGATGGTTGGAAAGTTGCTGAAATCATATACCAAACGTTTGATGGTAATGAAGTTGTTAATTGTGCACTATTACCCAATGTACTACCATAGAATTTTACTCTATTTAAAGTAGAACTATCAGATGATTCAATTGCTATACCATAAAACCCACCATAGTCAAAAATGTGTCTTGTAGTTGTACCTAATGTTGTTGTAGGTCTAATCCATAAATGAATTGTACCGGTGTTAGTATTAAATTGAGTTATACCACCATTGATATTAGATGCAGTATCTTTATAGAATAAATCACCACCATCAAAAGAATAATATCTTTCTTTTCTACTTGCACCATTATTGTATGATGGATTTGAACTTGCTAATGATAGAGGTGCCTGTGCTCCAGGTCTAACACCCGTACCATAACCACTCATATCCAATACATCCACCGATGGTGTTCCCGTTGATGGTAGTGTTAATGATGCAAATGATGCAGTTTTAGCAGGTTCTAAATACATTCTCAATCCAGAAGATGGAATATAAGGTTGGGTTGCTGTTCCTTTATTATGTGATATTGTACCATTTGCCAAATACACATCGGCATTTTCTACATTTATAGTTACAATTTCAATATCATCAATTACTTGTGCTATATCATATACTTCAATTTCTTCTACGCCACCTTCTTCGGTAAATTTAACAATTAAATCACCAGGAAATATGTTTTCTACATTTTTGAAATGATATTTTTGAATTTCATTATCAAATACCCATAGTGGGTGTGTTCCGGTTGATTGAATCAAACCATCATTTATATTGTAATATCCACTTGCAAAGTTAAATACTAAATTTTCAACTACTACTTCGGTATAAGAACCTGAATTACTTTCTAATTGATAAAATCTCCAATCTACATTTTCAGAATCTAATGGTTGTGATTCATCAGGTAATCCTGCTGGCACCCATGCTTTAATTACATCTCCAACATTTAAATCTTCAACATCGATATCACTACCATTTGATAATTTTACTTTTGTACCAAATAATAAACAAAAATCAGGTTGGTTTATTGTATTATAAACATCTACTGCGTATAAAGTCTTTGTAGTTAATGTACCATAATTTGTTGCATTCAAATTATATCCATCTGCATATTGCATAGATAAAATAGAACTAGCTTCCGAATAGTTTGCTGCTGCAACTGCCGCAGGTGTTAATGGAATTATGGTTGGTCCTGTTGTAAATGTTCTAGTTCCTGCCGTAAAGTTTGCATTACCAAATGAACAAGTATAATTGTTTGTAACTTGTTGGACTTTAGAATAAAAAAGTGAACCAGTTGTTGTAAATGAAAATTGTGCGTTTTCAGCAGTACTTTCAACTATATATGTAAATGTTGGAACTGTTACAGTAATGGCATCTGTTGCAAATGATGTAAATGCACTATTTGCAGCATTACCACCGAATTGTCCTATTGATGCTTGCCCACTTCTTATAGAACCACTTACTGCTCTGTATAAATTTCCTAAAGATAAATTAGTTCTTGCCATTATTTATGTGTTATTCTTTGTTATAAATATCTAAAAGTTTTTCTTTCCAATCATCTTTATTTGAAAAGTTTTTAATCATCCAATTTTTAAGTTTTTCAAATTCCGTTTTACGGGTTTCATAATCATCCTCACATATTTTTTGGTAGGTCTCTCTAAATGATATCGCATCACCCGCTTTGTATTTATAATCAAGTGGTACGTGCCATTTTTCATGTAGTATTGGAAGCTTTCCCCAATCCACTGCTTCAAAAATCCCATATCCAAATGGTTCATATTCAAAGCAAGAGTGAGATATTCCCCAATCAAGTCCATAGAACCTTTCTTTATATTTATAATCAAATTTGTAAACTTTTGTTTTTTCAAATTTGTATCCATATTTCTTTTTATAGTATTTGTTGAATGTTTCTGAATTGGTAGAAATATATCCACCCAATCCATCCATATATTCAACATTCTTTCTACCCTCCACTCTCGCTGCGTATCCTAATTCCTTTGAGTTTGAAAGTTCTTTATTTTGTGTAAATGTATAATTATTTGAAATATGATGTAAATTATCCGTTTTGTATGGAAAATGGTATAACCCTATCCAAATTTTATTTTTAATTTTATCAATCATTTCTGATTCATATTCCCAATTACCATACCAATGCAAGTATTCTTCTTTTTGCATCTGTGCTATTAAAGACACTTTTGTTAAATTGTGAAATACTATTGAATCAATTTTTTCTAAATATTGATGTATTGCGGTTGTTGGTGTGTAATGACCGTGTAGTATATGTATCTTTCTAGCTCCTTCAAATATTTTTAATATTTTATCTTCTGATATTTCCCAAATGTGGTCAATTTCAATTGGAAACTCTTCATAATTATCAGGCTTTTTTCTATGAAATAATAGAAGAGGTTTTACCTTCAATTCAGGCGATACCTCTTCTATCCAGTGTGATACCCACATATCCGCGCCACTATTAAACCACGGTCCTCCTGCGGTTGTATAGTAAACATCGTACATATTATAAACCTTTATTTACAGAATTATTTAGATCTATTCTTAATTGCTCTATTTGTAATTGTTGTTCTTTAATACCTTCAATTAGTAATGCAACTAACTTATCGTATTTAACTGCTTTGTATCCGTTTTCACGAGTTTGAACTAATTGTGGAAGAACTGCTTCAATTTCTTGTGCAATTACTCCAACATCATTTCCTTCATATCCGTGCTCAATTTTATTCTCTTCTTTCCAATCGTAAGTATTACCACTAATCTTTCTAATTTTGTCTAATGCGTTTTGGATTGGAACGATATTTTCTTTGAAACGAATATCCGAAGATGAGAATGCTACAATATCATTAGTTGCATCAATTCTACCTGCGGTTGCTGATGCAGCCATACCAACTCCCAATGAATTGTGCCTAACATCCGATGTAGTTAATAAGTTTTGGTTAATAACAGTACCATATCCAGTTGTTGAACTTAAAGTTATTTGAGCCGAACCCGATACTAAGTTTGGAATAGTAATATTAGCAGAACCATCAAAAGAAGTTCCGTTAATTGTCCTCGCAGTTGTTAATGCAGCTGCAGTTGTTGCTGTTGAAGCGTTACCGGTTAAAGCACCTACAAACGTAGTTGAAGTTACCGAAGTTAAACCTGCTATGGTTGTTGAAGTTGCGCCTAATGCAGTAGAAGTTGAACCAATAGTAATTGTACTATTAGTTAATTGTGCATTTCCAATTCCTGTTACTTGAGAAGAACCACTTACTATACCCGCTGGTATAGAAGAAATATTTGCATAAGTAATTTGTGATGAACCAGATACAATACTTCTACCCTTAGTTTCGTAAGATGAACTTGCTGCGTTTAAGTTTGCTACTGAAATTGTATTTGCTGATGCTGAACTAATCAATGAACCACTTATTGTTGCTAAGTTAGTATTTTGAGTTAATTGAGAAGAACTGAATGAGTTTAATGAATCTAATATTCCAATCACTTGAGATGAACCACTTACTACTCCGTTTGTTGCATTTATTGTGCCATTAAACGATGTTGCAGTTGATGCACCTATTGTTGTAATTGAACCACTAACTCTTAATGAGCCAGTTAGTGATGTTACTGCTAATGATGATGTACCAAATGTACTATCACCTCTTGCTATTACACCACCATCTAATGCCATTCCATTACCACTATTAGATAATGTACCTACAATTGCGTTACCTGCTCCAACAAATTTAATTGAACCTGTTGATATATAAAGGTCTCTCCAAAATTTAGTTTCAGAACCTAAGTCAAATGCGTTAGTTACTGATGGAATGAGTGATGAACTTAAAGATGCTACAACATTTACACTATCAGATGTATTATCACCAATTGTAATATTACCACCTAATGTTAAGTTACCATCAATTTTTGCATTTCCGGTAATGTTCAATGATGAACCCGAAATTCCTTGTGAAGAAGAATTAATTAATAATGTTACATCACCTACTTCTCCACCAATTTGTAATGTTCCTAATGTAGTATTTACATAAGGTTCTCCGAATGCTAACGATCCTGATTTTTGTGCGGTCGTCCCACGTCTAAATTTAAGTGCCATCTAGTTTACCTTTTTTTTAGTACGTTAATAAAATTATTATTGTATGTTTATAAATATCTATTTATTTTCTAATCTGTCAATTTTTGCTGATAATTCTTTAATTGCTTCTACTAATAATGGAATAATTTTTTCGTATTGTACTGCTTTATACCCATTATCTCGATTTGTTACAATTTGTGGTAATACCGCTTCAATTTCTTGTGCAATTACTCCAATATCATTTCCTTTGTGAGAATGTATTTCATCAAATCCTTCTTTCCAATCGTATGTGTTACCACTAATTGATTTAACTTTTTCTAATGCGTGTAGGATTGGGTGTATATTTTCTTTTAAACGGATATCGGATGAGTAAAATGCTGTGATATCTGCGGTTGCTCTAATTTCACCTGCTACCGTTGATGCTGCAGTTCCAACTCCAATTGAATTGAATTGATAATCACCAGATGAACCACTATGAATAGTAGAACCACCTAATACTTGAATTGAACCACTAACTACTCCCGTAGGTAGCAATGGAACTATTTGAGATGAACCACTAACTATACCTCTACCGTTTGTTTCATATGAAGATGTTGCCGCTTCTATACTATTTAATCTACTATTTGTAGATGATGAAAATGTGTTTATAGAAGCAGTATGTTGATTTATTTTAGTAAATTCAGCTACTAAACCTGCTCCTATCGAAATAGATGCCGTATATTCCAAATCATCTAATCTAAATTCCACAGAGTTTGAATATGCGGTAAATGTAGAACCAGTCCACGTATTAAGTGAAGCAGTTGCTATATTTAAACTTGCCGTAGTTTGATTTACACTTGCAGTATAATTACCTAATGTAGTATTTTGTATTAATTGTGAACTTGTAAAACTATTTATATTTGTTATTGAAGTATTTAAACTCCCAGTTGTAGTATTAATGTTTGTAATAGAAATATCAACCGATGCCGATTTTGATTCTAAATTTGTAAATCTAACTAATGCAGAAGCAGTAAATGTATTGATATTAGAAACTGATGTATTTAGACTCGCAGTTGTAATATTAATATTAGAAACTGATATGTTTAAACTTGATGTTGTTAATTCTAAATTATTTAATCTATTATTTATAGAAGCAGTAGATGCGTTTAAATCCCCTAATTGTGTTGATGATGATATAACATTATCACCACCAGCTAATAATAATTTACTTTCGTTTCCTAATGTTCCACCTTTCCAATAATCTAATGTTGAATCCCATAATAAAGAACCACTAATAATAGAAGCACCAGTAGGGTCTTTTACTACCAATCCACCATTTGCAATACCTGTACCATTCAGTTCAATAATATTATCACCTAATTGAACTGTTGTTGAATCAATTGTGGTTTGCGTTCCTTGCACTACTAAATTTCCTTTAATAGTAGTAGTAGATGAACCACCAGAACCACTGACAGTTATTGCATCTTTTAAAGATGATGAATACCCATTTAATGCCGCTATTGATATAGTATTTGCCGAAGCAGTTAAAATCAATGAACCGGTTATAGTTGCTAATGCGGTATTTTGTGTTAATTGAGAGCCACTAAATAAGTTTAAATTTGTTATTGATATCGTATTTGCAGATGCAGTTAAAATCAAAGAACCAGATATAGTTGCTAATGCGGTATTTTGTGTTAATTGAGAACTACTAAATGCGTTTAAAGGATCTAATATTGATATAAGT